ATATGATACTACAGCAACTGCACTCACTGGAGGTCAAGCACTTCTCTCAGGATTTACGATTGCTGGTGGTGCCTCTTTGGTTGATGTTGATGATAAAGCAGCACTGCAGATTGGAAGATCTGGTATTGGTACAATCAGTGATACTTACACTCTTGCCTGTGCATCTCCCAACACTAACAAGTCAGCACTTGCAGTACTTAACTGGATTGAACAAAGGTAATTTTTTATGTCTGATAATGTATATCTTGGTAACCCGAATCTAAAAAAAGCAAATACACCAATAGAATTTACGGAAGATCAAATCCGTGAATTCTTGAGGTGCAAAGATGATCCTGTTTATTTTGCTAACAACTATGTAAAGATCGTTTCTCTTGATGAAGGTCTTGTTCCTTTCAGCCCATATGACTTTCAAGAGAAATTAATTAACAACTTCCACAATAACAGATTCAACATCTGTAAGATGCCACGACAGACTGGTAAGTCTACAACTGTGGTTTCTTATCTACTACACTATGCACTGTTTAATGACAGTGTAAATATTGGTATATTGGCAAACAAAGCATCAACTGCAAGAGAATTGTTAGCAAGGTTAGCAACTGCTTATGAGAACTTGCCAAAGTGGATGCAACAAGGTATTCTTGTATGGAACAAAGGCAACATCGAGTTAGAAAATGGCAGTAAGATATTGGCAGCTTCTACATCTGCGAGTGCTGTCCGAGGCATGTCGTTCAATATCCTCTTCCTCGATGAGTTCGCGTTCGTCCCTAATCACATCGCTGACTCCTTCTTTGCATCTGTTTATCCTACTATTACTTCTGGTAAAAGCACAAAGGTCATCATAGTTTCAACGCCTCACGGTATGAATCACTTCTACCGCATGTGGCACGATGCGGAGAGAGGTAAGAATGAGTATGTTCCGACAGATGTTCATTGGTCAGAAGTTCCAGGTAGAGATGAGGTCTGGAAAGAACAGACTATTGCCAACACGTCTGAACAGCAGTTTAAGATTGAGTTTGAGTGCGAATTCCTTGGATCTATTGACACTCTAATTGCTCCAAGTAAATTAAGAACGTTTGTTTATGACACTCCAATTCAAAGAAATGCTGGATTAGATGTATATGAACAATCATTGAAAGATCATGACTATGTAATGACCGTAGACGTTGCTCGTGGTGTGAGTGAAGACTACTCTGCATTTGTAGTTGTGGACATTACACAGTTTCCTCACAAGGTTGTTGCCAAATATAGAAACAACGAAATTAAACCAATGCTATTTCCAAACATAATTTGGGAAGTAGCAAAGAACTATAATAGTGCATTTATCTTATGTGAGGTAAATGATATTGGAGATCAAGTAGCAAGTATCATCCAATATGATCTCGAATATCAGAATTTATTGATGTGTTCTATGAGAGGAAGAGCAGGTCAAATTGTTGGACAAGGATTCTCTGGTAAGAAGACGCAACTTGGCGTAAAGATGAGTAAGACTGTCAAAAAAGTTGGATCACTTAACCTCAAAACAATGATTGAAGAGGACAAACTTCTCTTCAAGGACTATGAAATTATTTCCGAACTGACTACGTTCATTCAAAAGAACAATTCTTTTGAGGCAGAGGATGGGTGTAATGACGACCTTGCAATGTGCTTGGTAATCTATGCTTGGTTAGTTGCACAAGACTACTTTAAAGAACTGACTGATCAAGACGTAAGAAAGAGATTATATGAGGAACAAAAGAATCAAATTGAACAAGACATGGCACCATTTGGATTCATGGATGATGGACTTGGAATGGATAGTTTTGTTGATTCTGACGGAGACAGATGGTTTACTGATGAGTATGGAGACAGAGCATATATGTGGGAGTACATGTAGTGGAATTTGATAAACAAATCAAATTAGGACACTTATTACTTACTGATAGAAAATGTAGAGTTTGTGGAGAGACAAAAAATTTAGTTGATAGTTTTTATAGAACAAGAAAAGATAGGGGAGCAGTTGCCTCATCCTTTTCATATGAATGCAAGGAATGTACCATTAGAAGAGTTGTTCAAAAACAAAAGACTCACATCTTTGGTAGGTGGGAATATCCAGATTGGTAATTCACGTCACGTTTCCCCCATGAAAATGCCATAAATTCTAAATAATTTCAGATAAACTGAGAATTACGGAGAAAAACATGGCGACTCCTCAATTATCTCCTGGAGTACTTGTTAGGGAGGTTGACTTAACAGTAGGAAGAGCTGATAATGTTTTAGATAACATTGGCGCTATTGCTGGTCCCTTTCCTATCGGTCCAGTAAATGAACCAATCACTGTCACCAACGAAACAGATCTGATCAATGTTTTTGGAAAGCCACTTTCAACCGATGCTCAATATGAGTATTGGATGAGTGCATCATCTTTCCTGTCATATGGCGGTGTTCTTAAGGTTGTTAGAACAACTGATGACGACCTGAACAACGCAAATGCTGGAGTCGGCATCGCATCTACGGATTCGTTACAGATTCTCAACTATGACGATTATCTGAACAATCACACAGATGCAACAGACTTTACATATGCTGCAAAGAACCCTGGTTCTTGGGCGAACGAATTAAAAGTTTGCCAGATCGACGATTTAGCAGACCAGACAATCGGTATCGGAACTACAAACGTTGCATCAACTGGTGCTGCAATTGGTCTCGCAGTAACCGCTGCTTTAAGTAGCGTTACCATTCCTGGAAATGGAACCACTTCAACCTTTGATGGTTACCTGAAAGGAATCATTACTGGAATCAACACAGACGCAACAAACTCCAAGAGTACAATCGATGTAAAGATTGTATCAAGAGTTTCTTCTGGTGGAACCGAAACTGCAATTACCTATCAACAAGGTACATCATTTGCAGCGTTTGATACGTCAGATGCAGTTAAGTTTGTAGACACTTCAGGTATTCAAACTTCTGGTAATGGAAACTTCTCAAGCATTACTCCAGAATCTGTTGTTGACTGGTACGATCAGCAACTTCTTGATCTGAACAATGCAACCATTTACTGGAAAGAAATTGCACCAAAACCAGTAACCAATGTCTATGTTTCAGATAGACAAGGAAAGAATGACGGAATCCACGTTGTTGTTGTAGATGACAATGGTGGAGTTACTGGAATTAAGGGCAACGTTATTGAAAGACACTTAAATCTCTCGAAAGCAAAAGACGCAATTTCTAACGTCAATGCTCCAGAGAAGATTTACTACAAGGATTATCTTGCAGACAGATCTGCAAATGTATATGCTGGTAAGAGTCCTGCTTCGGCAACTGATACTTTCCACGGAACTGCTCCAAGAGCAACTGGATTCTCAACGGACACCACCGCAAATACAACTGCTCAAGGTCTCTGGGGTCTGAATGCACAAAACACCGTCTTTAGTGCAGTCGGAAACGTAACATACACCCTCAAGGGTGGTGAAGATTACAGTGCTGGAGTTCCTGCCGCAGGATCAAACGGTGGAATGACCGCAACTCTTGCAAATCTGATCACTGCATATGAAGAATTCACCAATAAGGATGAAGAGGCAGTTGATTTCTTAATCATGGGTCCTGGTCTTTCGGACAAGCAAGAGTCTCAAGCAAAAGCAAACAAACTGATTTCTCTTGCAAATTCAAGAAAAGACTGTATTGCTTGCATCGGACCACACAGAACAGACGTGGTTAATGTCTCAAATACGACTACACAAACCACAAATCTGATCAACTTCTTTAGTCCACTGACATCATCATCTTATGCGGTATTTGATAGTGGATATAAGTATGTTTATGATAGATTCAATGATACTTTCCGCTACATTCCATGTAACGGAGACGTTGCTGGACTCATGGTAAGAACAAATATTACTTCTTATCCATGGTTCTCCCCAGCAGGTCAACAGCGTGGTGTTATTAACAATGCAGTTAAGTTGGCATACAATCCAACGAAAGCACAAAGAGATCAACTCTATCCATTGAGAATTAACTCCATCATCACAAAACCAGGTGTTGGAACAGTTCTCTTCGGTGATAAGACTGCTCTGAACTATGCATCTGCATTTGATAGAATCAACGTTCGTCGCTTGTTCCTCACGGTTGAGCAAGCACTTGAAAAGGCAGCAGAAGCACAACTCTTTGAACTCAATGATGAGTTGACAAGAGCAAACTTCAGAAACATTGTTGAACCTTACTTGAGAGACATTGAAGCAAAACGAGGTTTATATGGATTCCTCGTTATTTGCGACACGACAAATAACACTCCAGATGTTATTGATAATAATGAATTTAGAGC